AAAGGCATTGATGTATACCACAACAACTCGAAAAATGAGACCAGTACACTCCGGACCATCCCCGAAAAAGGCTACAAAGAGTCTGACTTCTGTATTGTAAAAGCCACGCAGGGAATATCCTACTCCCACACTAAATTCTTTCATAACATGATCAAAAGAGTGCTGAATGATGGCAAGCTGGCCGGGGCATATCACTATGCTGCAGGGAATGACGCCATCAAAGAAGCGGATTACTTCATCTCAGTGGTTAAAAATTACCTGGGAAAGATCATCCTCTGTCTTGATTGGGAATCCTATCAGAACAAAGCGTGGGGATCAAAGACATGGTGTAAAACTTTCGTGGACAGGGTGAAAGAAAAGACAGGAGTCACTTGTTTTCTTTACACCGGCCTCGATGGCATGAAGCAATGTGAGAACCTCTGCGGAAAAGTACCATTGTGGTTTGCAGGATATCCGAAGCCGATGTCAACCAGCTGGACAGTACCGGAATTCAAATACGATCTGGGGAAATGGAAAAAATACGCCATCTGGCAGTATACCAGCAACAATGAAAGCCTGGATCGAAACACTTCGCCATTAAACGCAACACAGTGGAGGCTGTACGCAAATGTGAAGACCACCACCAAGCCGACCATCGAACAGGCTGCAAAGGATGTTATAGCCGGGAAATACGGAAACGGAGACGCCAGAAAGAAAGCCCTCAAGGCCCTCGGATTTACCACAGCAGAAATCACCAAAATCCAGAACCTCGTAAACCAAAAGCTCAAATCCACATCCTCTAAATCTACCAAACCAACCATCGAACAAGCTGTAAAGAATGTTATAGCCGGGAAGTACGGAGACGGAGACGCCAGGATCAAAGCTCTTACAAAGCTCGGATTCACGGCAGCGGAGCGCAAAAAAATTCAGGATCTCGTCAACAAAAAGCTCAAGTAACCATCAAACTTATTATTCTGCTATAAACGACAAAATCCTCAGAAACGATAGATAACTAGCCAAAATAATGCTAAAATGGGAAAAAAGAAGCCGACCCTTGATCTTGGCGGATTAGGTCGGCTCGGGCGTTGCGATTTGTACAATCGCGTATTTTGTTTATACGACGATTATATCACAAAGCGCGCTCCTTTTCCAGAGAGAGGAGACAAAAAAATGACAAGTAATCTAGCAGAAAAGCTAGATGCTGCAAGGCATCATATTCTTTTTCAACATAATCCCCGGAATACAGACGGATTTATCACTATAGCAAAGAAATGTCGTGATACCGGAGAGTTTACCCAGGCATTCTTTAAACCGGATGCTCTAGCCGATCATCTGACCCACGTAATGGGAGAAGATGTGTTCTTTTCACAGAATACATTCTACCGGAAAGCCAGACGCGTAGAAACCGTGAGGCAGCTGAGGTCCCTTTACGTCGATCTTGATTTTTATATTTTCAACTACGCGCCGGATCAGATTATAGACTGGTTAGAACAGGATTTTTTCAGAAGAGCCATCCCAGAACCAAATCTTATTATTTTCTCAGGACAGGGAATCGTTCTTATTTGGACCATTGAACCTGTTCCTTACATGGCCCTGCCACTCTGGCAAGCTGTCCAGAATTATCTCCTCGACATATTAAAACCTTTAGGAGGAGATCCAAAAGCAGCAGACGCAGCCCGCATCTTCCGAATTGCAGGATCCACATCCAGCAAAAACGGAAATGAGGTACGTGTCCAATATCGCCATGACTATCAATACACCCTGCGAGAGATTCAAAACGAATACCTCCCAGAGCTCAAACCGAAGGAAAAGAAGTCAAAGCCAGGGAGGAAGAAGAAGATCGTCCATCTCTTCAACCTTTACACCCTCCATGCAGCCAGACTGCAGGATCTGGACACATTGGTGAGAATTCGGAACGGAGAAATGCCACAATGCCGGGAGTTTGCGCTATTCCTTTACCGGTACTGGTCATGTTGCTTTGAGAACGACCCCAGAACGGCCCTGTCGCACACTTTAGAGTTTAATAGGACGTTTGCACACCCACTCTCCGAAAGAGAAGCTGTGAAGGCCACAGAGAGCGCACAGAAAGCCTATCTGGCAAAGAGTGATAAGGAAGCAAACGAAAGAGCCAAAGCAATGGGATACCCAGGAGCCGGATACCGGATCTCCAATGCCAAACTAATCACATGGCTAGGAATCACAGAATATGAGCAGCAGCACCTAAAAACCATCATCGGTACCAAAGAAAAAAACCGGAGAAAAAGACTGGCCTATCATGCCAACCCAGAAGCAAAGAAGCAGGCTGTCACTGAATACCGGAGAAAAAAAGGTATCCGTCCCATGGAGGAATATAATCAGGCCAGGAAGACAAAGAAAGAGCAGAACATGGAGATCCTCAAAAAAGCCATGGAGGAAAACCCCAAAGCATCTATACGTAAGCTGGCACAGATCACCGGAATCTCGAAAACACATGTCGGAGAGCTTAAGAAGGAAATAAGCCTGTAATCCCCCTACAGGCTAAAGCCCTCTAATCTAAAGGAGAAACACATGACCGGACACCTAACCATGTCGGTAATTTCACCAAGATGGATCACCAGGCTAAAGCCCTTAATCTAAAGGAGAACAGGTGACCGGACAGTTTAATAAAAGGAGGTAACCATGAAGAACAGGAGCTATGCAAACAGAGGTCGGACCTTTGAAGAATTCATTAAGTATGCAAATGCCAGGTACGAAAACCAGCAGATCGCAATCATTCAGAAGATCCCGACAGAGTTTATACCATTGAGGGATTCCAGAGGAAAAGTCTGCAGCGTCAAAGTGGAGCATAAGAGCACGGTAGACTTCATCGGCAGGTACAAGAGCTACCCGATAGCCATCGAAGCGAAGAACACGAACTCCGGATCTATTAGGTTTGATGAAGTGCAGATGCATCAGGCAGAATTCATGGATAAATTCACCCAGCAGCCAGGAACCATCGGCCTGGTCCTCGTAAGTTTTAACCTCGAACATTTCTACGCCGTCCCCTGGGCTTTCTGGGGAGAGGCATACGACCTCCGCGTCCGTAGAGCCGATACAAAGACGTCTGTCCGCATTAAAGCCTTCGGAGAGGAATGGACCATCCCCACAAAAAAAAGCGCCAGAGAAGAAGATCTGAGCCCCACGTGGCGCATCCCAGGAAGAAGTACTATGCTTGGATTAGATTACTTGCAAAATGCGGAAAAATATGTTATTTCGCTATAGAATATTCAGAAAAACATGTTAAAATCAAAACAAGAAACAGTAAACAGCAAAGGAGGTACGTATGGATACGTATAAAACAAATGCAGAGCCCAGGGCAATGATAGGAGATGTCCCGGTATTCTGTGCATACGATGAGCTGGTGGACATAGGAAAGGCAGTGCCGAACCCTAAGAATCCGAACCAGCATCCAAAAGCCCAGATCGAGCTTCTGTCGAAGATCATCAAAGCTCAGGGCTGGAGACAACCGATCACCATCAGCAACCGCAGCGGGCTCATTGTGAAAGGACACGGACGCCTGGAAGCAGCACTCATGCTCGGAGCGGATAAAGTGCCGGTAGACTTTCAGAACTATGCAACCGAGGCAGAAGAAATCGCTGATTTGACAGCGGACAATCGCCTGGCAGAGCTCGCAGAACTCAGTAACACCATGCTGGCGGACATTCTCGCAGATTTTGATACCGGAGAAATGCCGATAGAGCTGACCGGTTACACAGAGGAAGACCTGGAAGGAATTCTGGATGCCATCGCAGGAGAAGATGATGCAGAGCCAAATGACCAGGATGATGAACACGAACAACCCCTGCCACCCATGAGCAGGCCCGGAGACCTCTGGATCCTCGGACCACACCGGCTCATATGTGGAGATGCCACAGACGAAGCCACGATAGAGCGCCTCATGGATGGAGAAAAAGCCCACATGGTCCACACGGACCCACCCTACGGAGTATCATACGAAACCCAGAGTGGGAACTTCGGAATGATCAAAAACGACGATAAAACCCACGATGAACTCTACAATAAGCTCTTGCTTCCAGCTTTTAACCTCTACAGGAAGCATACCATCGAAAAAGCAGCATTTTATATCTGGCATGCATCGAGCACCCGCCGAGATTTTGAGGATGCCATGACAGCCGCAGGGCTTATGGAAAATCAATATATTATCTGGGCAAAGAACGGAATATCCCTCGGAAGAGCAGACTACCAGTGGGCCCACGAACCATGCTTCTATGCATCCCGCGCAGGAATATCCCCGAATTTTTACGGAGACAGAGCTCAGCATACTGTCTGGCGTGTAACCACAAGGAAAGACGGAGCCATGATGACG